GATCAAAACGGCGCCCGTCGCTCCGAAGTAGTCTACTCCAAGTACCGTCTACTCTACGGTGGTCGTGTTGCTGGAACTCAAAGCAACTTAGGTACTCTGGATAGCACCGCTGGCTCAGTAGCTTCAGGAAACTTTGCTTACTCCGGTCTATCTGCTGGAGATAAGACTACCTGGACTTCAGGCACTGTTGGTGGCCAAATCGCTGCTTTCCCCAAGAGCAACATAGTTGGTCCTCAATACTTCGTATCTGCTGGTGAGCGTCTGAGCGGTTCTGGTATTCCTGAAGTAAACTTCACCATCGAGCAGCAGTCAGTAACTGCACGGACTCGTAAGTTCCGCGCTCTATGGACTCTTGAAGCCTCACAGGATCTTCGTGCTTACCACAACCTCGATCTTGAGCGTGAGCTAACTGAACTTCTCTCAAAGGAAGTTGCTCTTGAAATTGACCGTGAACTGGTTGAATCACTTCGTAACATTGCTTACGGTTGGGGTACTGATTTCGCTACCGGAGATCCAATCGGTGGCGGTCTATGGGATTACCAAAACCAAGCCAACGCCAACAGCTTTGCTGCTGATGGTTTTGGTGATGCTGGTGCAATGGGTTCCTTCAACTACGATCAGCCCTACGGTTCAAACACTCCCGCTGATGAGACCGGAGTTGCTGGATCAAACACTGGTCAAGAAAACCAAACAATGCCAACAGAGCAGCACGGCTCCAACGTCTTCTTCGTAGACTTTGGTACTACCGCTCTCGGTCTGGCTCCTCGTCACGTCGGTGAAGTATACAGCAACCTACTTGCTGTAATCAACTTCGCTGCCCAGGACATCTACAGAACTACTCTTCGTGGGGCTGGTAACTACCTAGTCTGTTCACCCTTCGTTGCTGCTATGCTCTCCTCAGCTGCCAAGCTAGAGGGTGGTCTACCAGCCGAATCCGCTGGACAACTCGGTGCTACCATGGTCTACAAGGGCAAGTGGATGGGTCAGTACGACGTCTACGTTGATCCTCTGTACCCTGAAGATGAAATTCTAATGGGTTACAAGGGTAGCTCACCAATGGATGCTGGTTTCGTATACGCTCCTTACATTCCACTCCAAATGCTACCAACCATCACTGATCCTGAGACTTTCCAACCAAGAAAGGGTCTGATCACTCGCTACGCGACTGCTCAAATCAACCCCGCTTCTCGGTTCTACAGAATCATCCGTATCGTCGGTGCTGATAGCCGTTACCTACTGACTCCGTTCCAGAAGGCTGGTCGGTATGGCGACACCTCACTATACAGCTGATCCTAATTTGGATTGATGTTCAAGAAGCCCAGCTAATTTGGCTGGGCTTCTTCCATATATAATTATGACATGGCAAGCGCACCTGTAAAACCTAATTTTACTTGGGGACCATTTGTAGTTGATCGATATGGGGCTGGTAATAACGCCTCTTCATTTACAGCTCCTTCTGGCGATATTCCTTACGATTCTTTGAATCGGAGATATTTTTCTGATAACATCGAATTCAATAGATTTTATACGTTAATTCGTGATTTCATAAAGGCTCGCCTAGGACACCCTGTTGTTCGGGTAGAGCTTGATGATTTTCAAATTCTTATTGCGATAGATGAAGCAATAAGTAAACTCGATTATCACGCCCCAGACTGGTGTACTCAATTAGCAGCGTTTAAAACTCAATCAGGAGTAAACATGTATGAACTTCCTTCATTCATGGTAAACAACTTCAGATACGCCGCATATAAGAAATCCTTACTGAGTATACCTCTTGCCAATCAATCTTTGGAGATGGATTTCTTCATCAAGTATTTTCAAGATAACTTCTTATTCAATGATTATGCTGTAAGCGATTTCCTACTTCTGAAGATGCATCTGAAAATGATTCGTAAGATTCTTGGAAGAGAAGGATCTTTTCAGGTTGTAAACAGCAAATATCTTATGATATACCCAACCCCAGTTGACGGGGACGAAGAGGATGTAGTTATTGAGTACAAGAGCTTGAACACTGATACTTTACATCATTACTTTGTAAACTGGATCCAAAAATATTCTCTTGCTATTGCAAAAGGAATTCTCGGGGAGATTAGAGGTAAGTACGCAACTCTGCCATCCCCACAAGGTGGCGCACAACTGAACGGTGCTGCGCTGATCGCTGAGTCTGAGAAAGAAAAAGAGATGCTTGAAGAGCAGCTTCTTTCTGAGATTGAAGAGCCGCCCATATTCACTACTTACTAATGTCTTTAGTTTCTGGACCACCTTTCGGTTATGAGTACCCTCCAAGCATAGACGGTACTAGAAAGCCGTATACTACTTCTGAACAAGCCAGAATACCAAACAAGTTTGATATAAAAAGACAAATCTTCGAAAGGGAAAATTCAAACTTCAGGAGCATGCATTTCTTTAGAGAAACTACTAAAAGGCTTCTTAGTCTTTTTAGTGATGCTCAAATAATCGGAGAGGATATGGAAATTTATTCTGTTCCGGTATGGTATGCGAACTACGAAAGATCAATAGCAAAACTTTTTGATGACAGAACAAATCTTATTCCGTCAATGACGTTGGCTATAGCAGATACGGAACAAGATGATGACAGAAGACGACCAAATTTTGATGTTGAGTTTTGGACAATAAAAGATACAAAAACAAAAAGATTTACTAGAGTCGCTTCACTAGCCCCAAAAGCAGTAAATATATCTTTTCAACTTAACCTATGGACTCGTTATGTTGAAGACATGAATCAGCTTATCGAGTATGTTATGAACAAATTTCATCCTCACTTGAGAGTAGAAACAGATTTTAACATAAATGCGTGTGGGTTCATTACAGCAGTCTCAGACAACTCCACCGTTAGTGCTGAAGATAAACAAGACAGGTTGATAAGAAAAAGCATAACATTCAATCTTGAAACCTACTTGCCGTCTAGAAAATATATGATTCAATCAAATGGGGCAATAAAAGAAATGAATTTTGAAGCAGATATTTTAGACAAGGACGGAAATACAGAAGCGACGGAGATTCTCACAGAATACCCTCTATCTGGAGTCTAAAAATAAGTAAATAAATGATATTTTGAACCGCTCATCCTCTAAATAAACATAGAGGAAGTTTCATGAAGAATAGAACCGTCACAAATGTCGCGGGACAAAGTCTGGAAATAGTAATCAAATCAGGCGGTGTTTTCCAACACATACAGCTTAATCCAGGGAAGTCTATCATAATTCCTGAAAAATCACTAACAGACATTTGTTTGGAACTACAAAGAAGACAACTTCTACAAATTATCTAAGGTAAAACATGGCAAATTTCGTTTCCCCAGGTGTATACACAATAGAAAAAGACGTCTCGGACTACGCTCCTTCTGTAAACCCCTCAATCGTAGGTATTGTAGGTTTTGCTTCTCGCGGTCCAGTAGATGAAGCGACTCTCGTAACTTCTCCTGCTGATCTTATTCGCAAGTTCGGAACTCCTGATCTTGTTACTGGAGGACAGGGTGTTTTTGGCGCTCTACAAATTCTACAAAGAACTAACCAAGTTTACTTTGTGCGAGCCGCAACCAATTCCGCAAAAGCCGCAAACAACGTAATTCCTTTTGAAACTCAACCTCACATAGAGTTTGCTACTTCTCAGCTCTCATCTAACGTCGTATACCGTTTAGATCTCCGCGCTTATGACAAGAACGGAACCGCTGTCGATGATACAGAAACCTCAGTCTACATTTACCGTGATCGCCCTGGCGCTAGCGGAGAAGGACAAACCCCTTACCCAGCCGTAACCAAGACTCTTTGGGACGCTGATAATACCCACAAAAACTCAGCTGCTGTAGCTGGTTTCGCTAAAGCTTTTGATCCCACCAACGGATCAATAACCTTCGCGCCAAATGTTTATGGTGACGGTAGCGGAATCATAGTTGCTAAGAAAGGTGGTGCTGGCTCATACTTGACCCTAGACACCTATGTAGCAAGTGGCGTTGAATACACCGGAACTTATCTCTCAGCAACTCCAATCGATGTAACTGATCTTACTTTCGAAAGTTTATCAACAAGAGAGCTTACTACATTCCCTCCTTTCGGAGTCGCAGCTTACGCAGGATCTTCTCTGTTCGTTCCTGTCCTATCCGATGAATCAGATACAGGCACCCCATCAGGAGTTCTAGGAGTAGCCGCAACTGCTAGTGGTGTAACTTTCCACACCTCCGGTCAGCAAGGAGGTTATCAAACCGCTTCGCTCTACCCAGGTCTAGGATACAACTACTCTTCTGTAAATTACCAGGGAGGAATTCAATTAAGAGGATTACAAACTGTTGTAACTCAAAGCAACAACGGAAGATTCGTTCTCGGAGTAAACTCAGACGGCGGTATCGAAGAAAACTACACTATGGAGATTGCTAAGCCAACCTCCTACGAAAGCAGCACTGTCTCTTTATGGCCAGAAGATGTTCTGAACAAAGGCTTAGATAACGCTGTATCAGAGTATGTAAAAGGTAACGTTTACACCTTTGCCACTACAACACCATTCACAAACGCTAATGCTGCTGCTGCGACAGTTTCCGGTGTATACAGCTGGACTCCTCCT